AACATTTAATACAAGATGATGGGTATGCACACGCTGTTGACCTTATGGCTTATGATGGCAGTAATCCATCTTGGGATATTGTGGATTATGATAATATAGCTGATGCTATGCGAAAGGCTGCAAAAGAAGTTGGTATTGATTTAGTTTGGGGTGCAGCTTGGCACAAGTTACTAACCATGTCACCAGATAGTGCAGAGGATTTGATGAATGACTACATCGACACAAGACGAAAAGAATCAAGACGTCCCTTCATCGATGGACCTCACTTCCAACTCCACACCTAGTCAGTTAGCTTTTGACTTTGATGATTACGATGGGCCGCCTGAGTTGTGGCTGGAATACTTGTGGTCACTTCTCCCATAGATTTTTTCTTTCTATGTAAAGAGATATGATGTCCTCAAAGTTGTCTGGCTTTCGAGGTGGTATTGTTGTGTAGATATTGTAGGCTTCAAAGCATCTATTCTCGTTGTAAACTTTTTCGCTTAGTGCCTGGCATTCTCTTGCTGACTCGAGGTCGATTGTAAGCATGAGAATAACTGTGTGTGTCATTTTTGTAATCATATTCTGTGCTTTCTTTGTAAGCTAGGAGGTCTGGCAAGCAGAGCAGTAATAGACCTCCTAGCATGTTTTAGGGCATCTTTGGAGAAAGCACCACCCTAAAAAGGAATATCATCTGATTCAGTATCATTGTCAACAGATGATTGTTCCTGTTCTTGTTTTGGTGATAGCTTAAGAGACAGCATGATACCGTATGAGCCTTGCTTGACCCATGCTGCAACTCGACTATTGTCCGATGGTAAATCAATCGTACCAGTGAACTGTGGTGCCATTCCGTTAGAGCTTTCATTGTCCCACATACGACCAACTTTCATGTAGATGTCACGCACTACGCTACCATCTTTCTGTGTTGATTTGACAACGCATACTCGACTCTCGTTGCCATTGTCATTGAGTGTACCAGTACCACTTAGTTCTTCATTGTTCGGTTGAAAAACTGCACCAGTATTTGTGTTATCATATTCCATAGTTGTCCTTTCTAATTACTTTTCTAGGTTTCTGAAATGTACCAGACTTGCTAGATTCATTACCGTCATCATCTGTGCTTTCATCTGGCACTAAGTTAAGCAGTCGTTGCAAAATGTATCGTGTCATATAGGTAATACCACTACCAATTTGCTGACTGCCTTTCTTGGTATCGTCCAAGCAAGTACACTCACTCTCGATGAATGTATCGCTAGGTATGTGTCGCAGTTGTATGTTGAGTATCGGTGAATTGTGTTCATTCACTTTCATAGTACCAATGCAAATGATGTTTTGCTTTTGCAACTCCATTTCAATCATAGGTATGATGTCCTTTACCTTCATGTACTTGGCATTGAACATTGCATTGTTACCCTCAACTTTTACTTTTTTGAACTCACACTTCATGAGTGCTGTATATATATTATCTTTGGTCACGTTCTTTCTCCTTTCTTTCTATTTCTATCATCTCAGCTTGTTCTGCTGCTAGCTCCAGTTCAAGCTGATGCTTCTGCTTTGTAATATAGCTTTGTAGTTCTGCTAACACTACAAGCTTTGCAAGCAGTTTTCCTTGTCTAATCTGATTGTTTAGTCCGTCCATTGCTTTCTCCTTTCATTATGTCATAAGCAAGTTGTATTGGCTTACGCAGCCGAATACTTCTTCTTCCGGTCTTTGATACTGATATTACTAGATAATCATTAAACATCTCATACACATCGTCAGTTACATGACTAAGCAGTCTTTTCTTTGCATCTGCATGTTTCTCTGCTTCTGCCATAGTCTGTATGTACTCATGTGTATCATTGGTAAACTCATTACTGTGTGCCATATTCTTTTGAATCTTCCTATCAATGGGGATTGCGTTGACCTCTGGTGGGTCCGCAACCCCATTGTCAGCTGGCTTGACTCTTGGCACAACATGGTTCAACCAAAACTTCTTCACTAGCTCCATAATCTTTTCTGCGTACAGTTCGTTGTACTCGATATGGGACTGATGATACTTACTGCCATTACCTTGAATGATTGATATAAATGCACCAGCACAATGATGACGAGTTCGTATTGGTCGTTGTTTCATCATGTGTCTGTGTAAGTGCATATAGAATTGTACTTGTGGCATGTATCTCTCGATAACATCTTGGATAGAGTTGAATGGATTGGTATGTTTGCACTCGAGAACCCATTGTCTCTGCTCCTGGTACTGTGTAATCAAGCCATCAAGATTTGCAGCACAAGGAACGTCATCTATCAAATAGATTCCGATACTCTTGTTTCTCTCAATCATATTCATATCAAGATGATTGCTGTGTTGCTTGATAAACCACTCGACATTGAGTTGTTCTGTTGCGATACCTATCTGAACTTGTAGATTGTCAGACAAATCTTCTGGCTGCTTCTCTCCAATTTTTTCGAGATAGAGACTTTCCCAGTCACCTTTTACTAATCGGATGGTATCACTACCACCCATGAATTTTGTTCTGTCCATGTGCTTTCTCCTTATTTATATAGACATCATAGTTTCATTGATGCAACTGGTCAAGAATTTTATCTATCTGAGCTGCAAAATTTTGTCGTTCATTGACATTGTTTTTCATAATGGCAAACACTTCAGAGAACGACGGAAAGATTTTGTAAGTGCGGATTGCCATACCAAGAGCATGATGAACACAATCTGCTGGCAGTTCAGCAAGTTGCTCGAGGATTGCCTGACTCCTTTCTTCAACCTCTTCCATAGTTGAGTTGTATGGTTTGTAGAAAAGATATTTCCATTTCGATATGCGAGATGCAAGTTCTGCTTTGTTCATAGGTGTCAAGTATGTTTGCAGTACGTCACTTGCTTTCATTGCAGCAGTAGAATCTTGACAAGTAATTAGTGTCCCATTTATTTCTACACCATCAATCTCTTTCAGTTCATCTTTCATTTTGATGTTTGCAAAGGTTGGTGTGCGGAATGAGAGAATGTATTCAACAGCTCCCACTCCGTCTTTTACTAGATGTATTTTGTTTTCAATCATGATGACTCCTTCTTTTTGGTTAGTTTCTTCTCGATAAATCTCTTGTGATAGTTCAAGCTATCCTTCTCAATATTGACTAGCTGTTTGATTAGATTGCTAGCTTTCTCTAACGAGATTGGGAATGAGAGTTTAGTCATATCTTCCATGATATCTTCCCATTCTGTAATCTCATGGTATTGTTTGTCCTCAATGTGATAGGTGGTACACGCTTTTTTCAGAGTATCAATAATGCGTAAGTTACGGAGAACTTGATTCTGTAACTTCCACAACTGTTTGCCAGTCGCTGGCTTCTCAGAATTTTTTTCCAAGTTCATGTTTAGTGTTTCGATTTGAAGGTTGTCAAAATTGATTTGTATTTCCATTTGGAACTCCTGTTGTTAATTATCGTAATGCTCTATGAGACACGCAAAGACATCTTCCCATACTTCGTCTTTAATTATGACGCAGTATCTTGGAGAGCCCTTCTTGCGTTTACATACAGCAAGGTCTTTGTCTTCTAGTAAATTAAATACATTAGGGAATTGACTGCTGTCTCGATACTTAACTTCAACTATTAAGTTTTTGTCACCGATACCAATAGTCAAATCCCCTCTGTACTCACCACCTAAACTGCCCGATAGTGGTTGTTTCTTTGTCCGTATTCCTAAACTATTAAATAATTTTAGAAACCATCTTTCGTGATAGCTTCCTTTTGCTTTACTTTTACTAACCATTTGTCCTCCTCATAACATTTCATACATATCTTTGTATTTTTGTAAGAGGAGACAACAAAGTATTGCGTTACTTGATTGCACACATCACAGGATACTGATGCTCTGGAATCCAAACCTTTATTTTTTTTGGAGTGTCGCAAGCTGTTCAATAGCCTTTTCAATTTTTGCAGCAGTCTCATAACGTAACTCTGTTCCTCTTAGCTGTCGATAGTATGTTGTCTTTGATAATCCAGCCCAGTTAAAAGCCTTGCGTAAGTCGACGTTCAGCTGTTCGGATTGTTGCGTAAGCTGCTGCAGATAACTTTTCATAATCAACATTATTATCATCTCGCTTTACCATTTGCAAGTACATATTGACTAATTTATTTCCACTTCCGGTAATATAATATTTTCTGATTGTACTTGGTGCTTTTTTATTTGCATACATAAATCTTGTTACTGAATCACAGGGAAGTGATATTACCAATCCAAGTTTATGCTCGAGAAGATTTAATGCTGCCGATAGTGTTCCTTGTCTCATATCTGGTATAAGTTTTGAAACGTGATTTGATAATACTATTCTTTGTTTTTTTTCCTTTGATAGATAGTACAAAGCTGATAGTATTCTAATCTGGTTTTTAGTAATCATGATATTAATCCTTCAAACTGGGTGGCTTGTTAGGCCACCCTTTTTTTTTACAACTTAAGATGTAGTTGCTCATACATTTGTTCTGCTACATCACGTAAGAAATCATCAAGAACAACTGAGTTCATTCCTAATGTTTCAACCATTGATTGTAGCTCAGATACTGTGAGATTGTCTAGCTCGTCATTCACAGTATCTTTGATTTGCTCATTGATTGGGTGACTCACTTGTCATCTCCGTAATGAATCTCTCGTACCATTACATTAGGTACATTAGATTCATTGCGTGAGTCATCTACAAAGTGATACATCTCTTTAATACTTTCGAGTGCTTCTTTTACTTTGCCAAACGAATATCGGACGTCCCAACTTTTGATTCGTTCTTCATCTTCGTGTAGTGATTGATAGAATAGAAAGTCTTTCTGCACTCTTTCTTCTAGTGTTACCATTTGTTTACCTCTTACTGATTTTTGTATACTCATAACATTAACTCCTTCTGTTGTGGCTCTTCGCCTAGTTGTTGTTGTAGTCCAGACAGAAACTCTTCATTGCTCGTTGGTTCATCACAATGAGTTGTACCTCCGTAATGCTCTGACTTTCGTGCGAGCATGTACGAACGATACCCAGTTTCTGTCAACGGACTTTTTACTTTGTTACCATTTACATCAGTTACATGCAGTTCAAAGTGGTCTACCACATAGGGCATACCAGACT